AGTCTGGATGTCATGATGATTTGGTTATGGGACTGGTTTTATTTGCATGGTTATCGGATCAACAATTCTTTAAAGAGATGACAGATATTAATACTCTCAGAACTTTGAGACGTAAAAATGAAGAAGAAATTATGGATGAACTACTTCCGTTTGGAATCATTGACGATGGTTCTGACGATGATGATGGAATTGTATTGTCGGTTGGGGAAGAAAGAAATAGAGATTTTGCTGACGACTATATAAGAAATAACTTTGATCCTTTCTAAAATAACCAGTTTTATAAATACATGAAGAATTAAAAATATATGACTCTTTAAGAGAAAGGAGATAAAACATGGCATTCCAAGTTTCACCCGGAGTGAATGTAAGTGAGATTGATCTCACTACGGTGGTACCTGCCGTTTCTACCTCAGTTGGTGGATTTGCGGGGCACTTCCGTTGGGGACCGATTGATCAGAGAGTTCTAATTGACTCCGAAGATCGTTTGGTAAACGTATTTCAGAAACCACTAACTTCAAATACTGCAACTGATTTCTTCACTGCAGCTAACTTCCTTGCATACGGCAATCAACTTTTTGTTACTCGTTCGGCACCTACTGCTGAAAATGCGACAACAGGAACAACATCTGCAACTATCAATAACGAAGAGTACTATGATGAAGATTACACTCACGTTTCGACTGCAGGTGATTGGATTGCTAAGTATCCCGGAGAATTAGGTAACTCACTGAAGATTTCTGTTTGTCAAACAAAATCTGCATGGGAATCTGATGTATCAATTTCAGTCCCATACAATGTTACGCGTAACACAGATCAACTAATTATTACTGGTGATGCTCAAGGTGATGCAAGTACATCGAATACAGAGTATCTATTTACTGTTGGTGATATTGTTGAAATCGGACCAGATAATCAACGTCTAGAAATTAAGACTCTTTCTGGTAACACGATGACGTTCACATCGGATTACACGGGCAACACTATTACTCGTTCTTCTCGGGACATCACTCGTCGGTGGAGATACCACAACGAATTTGATAGAGCACCAACTACAACTCAATATGCGAACACAAACAATTCAACTGGTGATGCAATTCACATTGCAGTCATCGATGAAGATGGTCTGTTCACAGGTGCGAAGGGCACAGTACTTGAAAAGTACGAAAACGTTTCAGTAGCATCAGATGCTAAAACTGAACAGGGTGCTACCAACTACTACAAAGAAGTTGTCAATCAGCAATCACCATACTTATGGTGGGGTGCTCATAACTCAAGCATCACTAATGCAGGAGATACAATTGCTGACGGAACCACTTTCGGTGGATCAACCTCTCCGGTTGAGAATTCATTTACCAACGGTAAAGATGGTGACAAACCTTCATCAGCACAAAAGATTACTGCATACAATCACTTCAGATCATCTGAAGATATTGATGTGTCATTGATTTTAGGTGGTGAGGCAGACACAACACTGGCAACACACTTAATTACAAACATTGCAGAATCTCGTAAAGATTGCATCGTGGTGTTATCTCCAGAACGTGCAGACGCGGTAAATAACAATTCATACCAAGGTAAAGAAGCACTCGACATTGTTGCATTCCGTGATGGATTACCATCATCTTCATATGCAGTGATTGATTCTGGATGGAAGTATCAGTACGACAAGTACAACGATCTCTATCGTTATGTCCCACTTAACGCAGACACAGCAGGACTTATGGTTCAGACTGATTTGACTCGTGATCCTTGGTATTCACCTGCAGGATTCAATAGAGGAAATGTTAAGAACACAATTAAGTTAGCATACAATCCTTCTAAAGCAGATCGTGACCATCTATACAAGAATGGTGTTAACCCTGTAGTAACATTCCCCGGTCAAGGAACAGTCCTTTACGGTGATAAGACAATGTTGGCACAACCATCAGCTTTCGACAGAATCAACGTTCGTAGACTGTTTATCGTCCTAGAAAAAGCAATTTCGACTGCGGCACAGTTTACACTATTCGAATTCAACGATGAGTTTACACGTTCACAGTTTAAGAATTTGGTAGAACCATTCTTGCGTGACGTACAAGGTCGACGTGGCATTACTGACTTCCAAGTCGTATGTGATGGTACAAACAACACAGGTGAAGTAATTGACAGAAACGAATTCGTAGGTGACATTTACATCAAACCTGCACGTTCTATCAACTTTATCCAATTGAACTTTGTGGCAGTCAGAACCGGAGTTGAGTTCTCCGAAATCGTCGGAAGAGCAGGTTAAGGATAAAGGAGAACAACAATGGCGTTTAATGTAAACGAATTTGCAGGAGCACTAAAAGCAGGGGGAGCACGTCCCTCCCTGTTCCAAGTGCAGATTACAAACCCGATCAACGGTGTTGCAGATGCACAGGTACCATTCATGTGCAAAGCAGCTCAGATCCCTGAAGCAACTTTGAGTGCTCTTGACGTACCTTACTTTGGTCGTAACATCAAGATTGCAGGTACTCGTACTTTTGCTGAATGGTCACCAACGATCATCAACGATGAAGACTTTGCTATTCGTAACGCAATGGAACAGTGGTCAAATGCGATTAACTCGTTCCAAGGCAACTTGAATAATGCAGGAGGAACTGCTCCTTCATTGTACAAGGCAAATGCACAAGTCACTCAGTACGGTAAAACTGGTGAAATCTTACGTGTCTATGACTTTGTAGGTATCTTCCCAACAACAGTCGCAGCTATCGATCTCGGATGGGAAAACGGTGATGCGATTGAAGAGTTCCAAGTTACCTTTGCTTATGATTACTGGCAAGTTTCTGGTGGTCAAACTGGCAACGCGGGTGGAATCTAACCCATAAATTGATTATGAAAGGGGTGTATAAATATAGCATATACACCCCTATTACTTGAGGTCAAATCATGCCAATCGAACTATTTGGTTTTCAAATCGGTAGAAAGGAAGAAGAAAAACCTTCCATTAAAACCTTTGTCCCCCCGTCAAATGATGACGGTTCTCTTGCGGTCAATGAAGGTGGTGCCTATGGTACTACCGTTGATGTTGATGGTGCCGCTAAATCCGAAGCACATCTAATTTCCAGATATCGTGACATGGCACAGCAACCAGAATGCGAAAGAGCAATTGATGATATTATCAATGAGTCCGTTGTAGCTTCTGGTGAAGAATCTCCTGTAGAGATTGTCTTAGATAAACTAGATAACATAGACGACTCTATCAAAGAAAAAATTAGAGACGAATTTGACTACCTCAAATCTCTACTACAATTTAATAGTAAGTCCTATGACATTTTTAAGAATTGGTATGTGGACGGTCGTCTTTATTATCACATCATGATCGATGAAAAAGCACCTCGTAAAGGAATACAGGAACTCCGTAGCATTGATCCCAGAAAAATTAAAAAAGTTCGGGTCGAGAAGAAGTCTAGGCAACCATCAGCAGGTGGTCCTGCGAGTCAAGTAGTAAATAAAAAGTATGAAGAATACTACATCTATTCTGCAAAGGGTGTATCTGCAGGTAATCAAGGATTGAAAGTTGCCCTTGATTCAATTGCATACTGTCATTCAGGTCTCCTGAATACAAACAATACAATGGTTCTCTCGCATCTACATAAAGCAATCAAACCTCTCAACCAACTACGCATGTTAGAAGACGCAACTGTTATCTATCGTCTCGCACGTGCACCCGAAAGACGTATTTTCTATATCGACGTAGGTAACTTGCCGAAAGCAAAGGCAGAACAATACTTGCGCGACATGATGATTAAGCACAAGAACAAGTTGGTCTACGATGCAAACACTGGTGAAGTCCGTGATGATCGTAAGTTTTTGACCATGCTTGAAGATTACTGGTTGCCTCGTCGTGAAGGTGGTAAGGGAACTGAGATCACCACATTACCGGGTGGACAAAACCTTGGTGAAATTGAAGATGTTTTATACTTCAGAAAGAAATTGTATGAATCACTGAGTGTGCCCACTTCAAGAATGGAAACAGACTCTCAATTCAATATGGGTCGTTCATCTGAAATTACTCGTGACGAATTAAAATTCAATAAGTTTGTAGAAAGATTGAGATGGAAATTTTCTGAGTTATTCCATATTCTTCTTGAAAGACAACTCGTCCTCAAAGGTGTCATCACAAAACGTGAATGGGATATTATTAAAAGCAAAATTTACTATGACTTTGCAAAAGACAACCATTTCACAGAACTAAAGACTACTGAAATTCTTGCAAACAGATTAAACACATTACGTGACCTCGATGAATTCGTTGGAAGGTACTATTCAATCGAATGGGTTCGTAAGAATGTTCTGATGCAAACAGAAGAAGAGATTGAAGAAATCGACAAACAAATCGATGATGAAGGTTTAGATGACCCATCTGAAGATGAAGAGTAACATTTTATAAATAGAATAGAATTAATTTTTAGGAGATAGATTATGACAGATACCAGAGATGCAGTAATACATGCTATGAATGGTGATGCGAAAGAGTTCAAAGATGCTATCAATGATATCATGACTAGTAAAGTACAGTCTGCACTTGAACTAAAAAAATTAGAAGTCTCTAGTCAATTCATGTCGACTGAGGCAGAAGTAGAAGAGGAAGAACTCGATGTCGATCAAGAAATTTAGTGCATTCTTTGAGCAAGCACCTGCTCAAGATTATGTGGTAAAGAAAGATACTAAGGACGAACCTGCTAAAGGTGAGAAAGACTTTGCTAATCAGCATTTGAGTAATGCGACAAAGACTGACTATACACCTGCACCGGGTCAAGACCACGTGTTCAACGGTAACATCAAAGAAGAAGTTGAATCTGAAGACGATGAGGAATCAGAGTTATCGGAAGGTAAAGTCTGGGACTCACTCCAAAATATCGTAAAGACAAAGGGTGCAAAGAAGGTTAAGTTTGCGAACGTTAAGTCAGTCACAGTTGACATGACTACTGCTAACGCAATGGTTCAGTTACACAAGAAACTGAACGATAAGAACAAAGAAAAGATGATCGATCAGATCGAGAAGTCACCAGAGGTACTCATCAAGTTGATGGGCGTTGCGTTCGGTAAATAATATGGCATGGGTTACCGTACCGGGTTCAGGAGGCATTTGGGAGTATGACAATGCCGCTACTGCAACTGATACATATACAGATGCTAACGGCACAACTACTGGTGGTGTAAGAACTTTTACTAGACCATCTGGAGTAACCGAAAAAGTATATGTCAAGTGTCGTAAGGCAGGAGAAACAACTGAACGCGGTGAACTCTCAAAAACATATTACGATAGCAAAGTATAGGAAGAAACATGAAACTTATTTGCGAAGTAAACGAAGAAATTAATTACATCACCGAGACACTCGATGAGGCATCAGGTAAGAAAAACCTATACATTGAGGGAGTGTTTATGCAGGGTGATATTAAGAACCGAAATGGTCGCATGTATCCTGCAGACGTTCTTGAAAAAGAAGTTAAAAGATATAACGAACAAT